ATACTAATGGTTAGTGGAGCATATTTAAGTTCTAGAAAAAGATGGAATAGACCACAGGCTGTTATTTTATCTAATAATTCAAATGGCATAATTAATGGTGTACCTCAAATTGAAGGGGTAGAAAAAGAAGACTTCTTAATACTTTCTGACCATAATAGATCTGAAATATCAATTACTCCTACTAGAATTGAAAATAGAAAAAGAATGGTAAATGCACATATGAGGTCATATCATATTGCAGATAAAATAGCTTTATCAGTATCGTGGGAACTACTCCCATCAAGGTCACATAGTGGTACAGCAGAATATAGCAGTAGTGGAACTATTTTAAACAATGCACTAACAGAATATACTGCTGATGGTGGTGCAGGTGGAGAAGATCTGCTTAGATGGTATGAAAACAACACTGGATCTTTTTACATGTTTCTTTCCTATGACAAACCATCATCTTTTTCTTCAGCAGACCCTTATTATGTAGACAATCTTGGATTATATTCAGATGTTGTTGAAGTATTTTTTACTTCTTTTGATTATAAAATTGTAAAAAGAGGTCAATTTAATCACGATCTTTGGAATATTTCCACCTCGTTTGAGGAGGTATAAATGTTTTTTGATAATGATTTAATTAATCACCTACAATCTAAAAATGGTATATCAATCGATCCATTGGTAATTGCTGAATGGAATCAAAATATATTAACTAATATACAAAATTATGGAAATTATAGATATAGACCATATTCTGCAAGTGTAAACTATCAAACACTATCTTCAACGTATGATAGTAATGATGCTTTAGACTTATATACTGATGCACTTGAATCTCAAAATGCCTCAGAATATTTAGCTTTAGATGAAGAAAAACCAGCAGTATTCCTTTCTGACGAAACAGAAAGACAAATGTATTATTCTTTAAAAGAATGTTTTAACCCATTTAGACCTAGGTCTGGAATTAATAAAATATTATTTTTTGATGGTAAGTATGTAGATAGTGTTAGATCTGGTAGAAGACCAAGATATTATTTTTCATCTAGAAAAGATCAGTTTAAATACTGGACATCTTATAGAAAAGAAGTTGGACAAGAGTTTGGAGTTTCTTCAACATCTGCAAGTGTTTCAACTGGTTATCCAATAACAGATGTTGCCCCATTCATTGTATATAAAGAAGAAGTTGCGGCAAATAGAATTGTTATAAAAATGCAAACAAATCTTGCAGATCCAAATGCTACTGGAATTGATGGTGAGCAGGTTGTTGGAAGTAATATTAGAGTTGATAACTCATTAATATCAGATCCACTACAAAATTTATCAAAATCAAGTATTCCAAAAAGATGGAGGGTGCAGTATCTAGATTCAAATGATAATTGGAATGATGCAGTTGTATTTGATCAAGACTCATTAAGAAGAGATAATAGTAGAATTGTTCCATGGGATGGATATGTTGAGTTATCATATGGGATAAAGATTCCAGACGAATATAGAGAAAGCTTTCACTTTATTGGATACGTTGGAGCTTCTACTCAATTACCAATAAATGCAATTAATGGACAATCATATGTTGTTGGTGAATACTTGGATGAGGCTGGAGAGTTATATATTTGGAATACTGGAGATCAAGAATGGGATATATCTCCTGCTGAATATGGATTTTCTTTATTAGAGGATGATGATACAAAAAGAATAGGTTTAGTTGAAGAACTTGTTGATCCACTATACTTTATTCAAGATGGAGAAAAGGTATATAGAGACTTTACATTTATAAAAGGACTAAGGATAAATGTTGAAACAATGTATGCACCAAATGTTCCTTTTGATTTAATAGAAATGTCTCCTAGACTTAAATGTAATTTTACAGACTATGTTATTGATTTTAGTATAAATAAAGAACTTTCAGCAACTGATTATGGATTACCAATTGGAGGTCTTGCAGCCTCAACTGGAAACTTAAATGTTTCTAATCATAATAATGCTTTTACAGAAAATAATATATTTGATAAAGAATCTGGTACTGGAAGTATTGTTTATAATAACTTAAAACCACAAATAAGATTTGATTTCTATGAAACTATTTTAAATGTAAACGGGGCAGATAAATTTGTTCCACTAAAAAGCCTATACTCAGAAAATTCAATATCTGCAAATAGTGCAATGAATGATATATCTTTAAGTTTAAGAGATGCTTTTTTTAGACTTGAGACTGCAAATGCACCATCTTTATTTATTCAAAACTGTACACTAACTACAGCGGTAGCAACAATGCTTGATAATGTTGGGTTTGGAAATTATATATTTAAAGGAATATCAACAGCAAATGATCCAGTAATTCCATTTTTCTTTGTTGAACCAGATGCCTCTGTTGCAGAAATTTTAGAAAGACTTGCACAGTCTACTCAAACAGCTATGTTCTTTGATGAATATAACAACTTTGTGATTATGCCAAAAGAATATTTGCTACCAGATATTAGCGTTAGAGATACAGATACATCAATTTCAGAAAGACTTATAACCCTATATGGACAAAAAAGTGGTTCAGTAGTTCCAAATATAGAAACAATATCTGGAAGTGATACTAAAATTATCAACGATGGAAAAATTAATTACACTACTAGATACATACAAAGAGATATATCAAGGCTAGAACAGGCAGAATTGCCAGATGGTAGGGACAGGACGTATGGATATAAGTCAGCCTTATTATGGGAAATAGGAGAGCAAGAGTCTTCAAAAACTTCAAATAAGCCTGTTGGTAAAGAAGGATATGGATTAGGGGCTGTAACTCTAAATACAGATTTATCCAATGTTGTTCCATATGTAGAAAACCATGAGATAAAAGAAAATATAATTGATGTTGGTCCAGATGTTGTCTATTACCTACCAAGATTTCAGGGATATCTATATGCAAATGGTGAAGTAATTAGATATGATGCAAAAGAATTTACAGTAAGTGGATTTGGAAATGTATGGATTGCTAATAATCAAGAATATCAAAAATACTTTTCAAAGTTACCATTTAATGGAAAAATTTGGGAATCTGGAAGACTTAGAATATATGTAGAGCCATACTATGAAGAACTAACTTCTGCAGACATACCTGGATTAGAATCTGGTGTTACCTATAAAAATGGAGTAGTAAAGAGTCACGGTAGAGGACAATTTGGAACATCAGTAGTAAACCATTATGCAGGTTTAAATAGCTACTGGACAAATTTAGAAAATAAAAAATCTTTTAGAATGGATTCAAAATATATTTTTAGTACAACTCCAGCAGAATCAATTGAATATCCAATTTTAAGTGCAGAAATTTCTTCATCTATTGGAAATGATGAAATATCTAAAGGTAAGTCTGAGATATCTGGAAAGGTTGTTAATCCATTTAGAAATACAGTTAGATCAGAATCAAACTCATCAACTATAGTTCAAACAGAAGGAACTGTTCAGTCATCAGCGATGGTATTTTCTGGTCCAAAAACATTCACTCCACAGCCAACTGGACTAGAATCAACAAGTTCAAGAGACGTAGTTACATATGTCTATAAAGAATTTGACAGAGACTATATGCATGTTGGAACTAGAATGAGAATTATTGGAAGTAAGGTTGATGATACAAATCAAAATCCACAAAATGCTACAACATATTTTAATACAACAAATACATTAAACCAGTCTTCAGAACTTACCGCAGCTTCTGGTGGTATTGCATACATGCTTGATAAGAATAATAATTCAGGATATTATTTTGAAATATGTGCATTATCAAAAGATGTTTTAAATTATTTTAACAACACTACTAGCGTTTCTACAAACTTTGCACAAAGTGGTCAGGTATTACATAATATAATATTCTATAAAGTATTAAATAAAACTACCAATACAGCAGAGGCTGGTAAAACAAATATTGCAGTGCCAGTAAAACTATGGGGTAGTACCGCAGAAATTTTAGTAGATTCTGGAACTTTTGTTGGACAAGGTAGACTTAATCAAGCCAATCCAACAGTGTACGACCTTGGAATAGAGTCTGAAAGAATTGGTGAAAACACATATAGGTTCTATTTATATCTAAATAATGCACTAGTTGCAACGGTTGATGACACAAATCCTTTACCATCAATTAAAAGTAATTCAGGATTTAATGCTGCATTGTTTACTAGATCGTCTTCAAAATGTATGTTTGAAAATATATATGCATTAAAGAATAGGGCTGGTAGTTCAAATTCAGTTACTGTAAGTTCAACATTAAATAACTCATTGTCGCTAGTTGGAGATAATAATATAACCGTATCAGAAGCAATGAGAAAATATGCAATGTCTGGAATTATTCAGTCAACATACTTATCATCAATAGGATCCGAAAAGCCACCAGGTTATGAAATATACTTTGAAGAATTTGGAACTATTCTTCGTGAGTGTGCCTATTTTAACATTAAATATGATCAAGCATATCCAGCATTAATAGCACAAATGGTACCAATATTTAATTCTGAAAAAACATATGTTGTGTCTGGATTTTTGCCAGGATCTTATGGTGCAGAATTTTTAATATTTAATACTACAGATATGCCTATTTCTTTAAGTGAGGAAGCTTCTAACTTCCTTGCAATTCAAGGAATTACATTTACTCAAAATATATCAAATGTCCTTACTGTTGATGATTATTTTAAAGAAATATCGAATATGTCAGATCCACTAATTGTTGATGGAATGATTAGTTCACCAGAATCAGCACAAAAAATTTATGGAGATATCAAGAGCAGTAGGTCAATATATGGCAACAAGGCATTTTCTCTAGATTCTTCTTATATTCAGGATGAGGATTCTGCTAGAAGTTTAATGTCTTGGATGATTAATAAAACTATTAAACCAAGAAGGGTTTTAGAAATAAGTGCCTTTGCAATTCCGCATATTCAAATTGGAGATATTGTAAAAGTAGATTATGATATTGCAGAAAATGTTAAAATAGTAGATGAAAATAAAAGATTTATTGTTATGTCTGTAAACTATAAAAGAACATACTCAGATGTTTTAAGTCAAATAAGGTTGTTGGAGGTTTAGGATGCCACCATTAAAAGCAGGATATATTGTTGGTGCTGGAGGCAATATTGTTTCTCCTGCACAACAAGCAATAAGAAATACAGCAGCTTCTACAATATTAAATAGAGCAAATGTTAGAGAAGGTAGAACTCCAATATCTAATCCATCAACAGCAACTAATGCTAATGCAAGAGAAGGTAGAACTTCAAGTGGTGGTATTGGATCTGTTACTGTTTATGAGCCACCTCCAACCAAGCTTCCTACTAATAATAATAATTTTGATACACTACCAGGTCCAGGCAATGATCCATATGTTCCACCAGTATATCCAGTAGTAGCTCCACCGCCACCACAACCACCAACAGCAAAAGATTTAGGTGTTGTAAAAACTCCAGGAAGAGATGTAACAAAAATTTCTGATTTAGTTCAACAAATACCATCAGATACGATTAAGAGAATTGCATTTGAACAATTATCAGCTATTGAACTTTCTCAAGTTTTAACATCAAATACAGTGGATGGCGTTAATCAAAAATATTCAATTATATCTAATTTATCAGATATAAGAAAGATATTTAATGCCTCAAAGCAGCTATCTATCATGAATAAATTATCTCCAATGACTGGGGTATTTACTATAGATATTGAGTCTAAAATACCAAGTAGATCATATATATTAAATAATAATTTAAATACTACATATTCGTATATAGATGAAAATGGAGACGAAATAACCGTAGAAAAGGGGTACATCTATGTTGATACCAATGGAGACATTGTTATTGAATTTGAAAATATAAAAAGTGATGAAATTGCACAGATTCAAATCAACGCAGATGGTACAATATATGAGGTGACATAATGATTACAAATACTGGAAAAAACCTAATTGCTAAATACCTATTAAACCAAGCCCCTGAATTTGCAAGTCATATTGCTGTTGGAATTGGTGGAAATGCTGTATCAAATTCTTCATCAACAACATTTGTTCAAGAATCAGATTCTTTAAATTTTGAAGTTGCAAGAGTGCCAGTTTTGTCAAAGGGTTTAATAAAAGAAGAAGGGGTAGAAAAAATTGTATTTAAAGCACAACTACCTACTGATCAAAGATTTCAAATTACAGAAATAGGATTATATCCAGCAGAATCAAATGTACTTGCTGAAAGATATAATAGTAAAATTTTAACAACATTTACAAATTCAGAATCCTGGACATACGGCACTCTTGGATCAGCCTCTGTTGTTCAATATTTTGGAGATATTCCATTACTAGCAAATGGAGATATTTCAAATACACATCCAGAGACAAACGCAGAATTACCACTATTCTCTTTTGTTGAAAGTGATTCACCAGCATTTGAATTTCCAGAAAGAAAAGATAGAAATGAACAGCCAAGATACTTATCAAAATCTTTGTTTTTGTATGGTAACTCAGCTTCAATTGACTCAAGCTTTAATTATTCTGCCTCTTCTTACTATGTAGAAAATAATACTTTAAATATAAATATGGGAAATAATTTACCTACAGATAAAATAAAATTAGCATTTTCTGTTCTTAGTAGACAGTTTGATAACGATGTTGCACCAACTGGTGGTGCTAGATTTATACTAGAATTCTATAATAATGTTCCTGGATCTCCAAGTGCAAGTGTTTCAATGATTGCAACTCAGTCAGACTTAAGTTTATCAAATGGAAGATATAAGGTATTAGAGAAACAAATATCTGATTTTGAAGTATCACCCAATTTCTCATGGAGTAATATAAATAAAATTAGAGTATATTCTTCTGTAATTGATAGCAATATTGCATCTAACGATTACTTTATAGCACTTGATGGGATAAGGTTAGAAAATGTATCAACAGTAAATCCACTTTATGGACTAACTGCAGCAGAGTATGTAAAGACACAGGATGCATATCCTATTTTAAAAAGGGAAAACTCTATCAGTTATATAGAATATAGATTTGGTGTTTCATAATGTCAAAAATCAGGATTCCTGTTGAAAAACTTCCACCACCAGATATAAATGGAAATCATACATTACAATTTAGAATCGTATCTGAAGATAGAAACAGGGTTTCTGCATGGTCTCCACTATATACTATAAAAAGTATTGGTCAATACAGACCATTGAGATCAGCAGTTGTAGAAAACCTAGAGTCTGGAGGAAGCCAATCGTCATTTACAATAACGTGGGAGACTCCAACTATATATAACTATGATATATCCCTAGTATCAGCATCAATTGCACACAATCATTCTCAAAATTTTAAACAACATCAGACAGATATATTTTTAAGATGGTATAACGGAACAAGTTCAGGTCACTTTGAATATCATGATAGAGTTTTAACAGATAGTACAACCATAGCAAAAAGTACTGCAAATGTTGCACCAAGCGTTCATGGACCAACAAATGTTGAAATTATAGGACTAATTTCTTCATATGGTCTTAGTGATTTATCTGGAAGTGAATTAGACTCTAAAATTAATGAGATAAAAGATCACTTAGCTATTTTTGATATAAATATAGAATTATCTAGTGGCACAATGACCTATGTTTTGCCACTGCAGTCATGATGATATAATGTAATAGGAGAAAAAATGCCAACTTTACCAGACAGAGGTCAACCTTTAGATATTTCTTATATCTTAACAATGGCTAATGAAATTAATAACATAAACTCTATTGTAAGTCTTCAATCTGCAAATAGATCTAAGATTTCTTATCCAACTAATCCACCAAGAAGTGTTGAGACTGCGACATCAAATTTAACATTTTATGCTTCAGCAAATACATTATCTCCAAAATTTTCAACACAGTCAGACCTTACAACTAGATTTAACTTTAATTTTTCATCAACACCAATAGTTACGGTATCAGTTCAAACAGTTTCTGGAGAGGCTGCACCAATATATGCTGTAATTACTAATCTAAACAGCAATAGCTGTGATGTAAAGCTTTTTAATTCTGCTGCTGTAAATGGTGATCCAGTAATCAACGTATCAATAATTGCTATTGGAGAAAGACCGTAAAGAGGCATAAATGTCAGATAAAACTGATAAAGAAATAAAGCCTGTAAAAAAGCTATTTTTTATTAATAATGATCTAGTAAAACTAGTACATTCAAACAGGGCAAGTAATATTGTTGAATTTTATAATGCTAGTCAAGGAAAAATGCAAACAATGCTATATACAGATTTTAAAAAGTTTAGAAAAAGAGCATATACTGTAGCAAATGCAGCAAAACTATTAAATAGGTCAAGATTACAATTTGGTAAATATATTGCGTCTGGCTTGATTCCTCCACCAATTCCTGATAACATAGAAGGCAAGAGAGGTTTGCAGATTAAAGCATATTATTCTGAAGACCATATCTTTGAAATAAGAGAAATTATGACAGGAATTCATTTTGGAAGACCTAGGGCAGATGGAAAAGTGACACCATTAAATGTTCCAACTGAACAGGATTTGCGTTCTAAGATGGGAGATGCTATAATGCTCTATACGAAGACATCGGATGGTAGGTTTATTCCTACTTGGCAAGAAAACACATGGTAAGGAGCCAAAGTGTCAGAAAAGACAGACGTGTCAGTAACATTAGGTTATACTCTTAATTTAGGAAACTTTCAAAGTTTACGAATTGATATTGGTGTAACAGACTTTGTTCGTGCAGAAGAAGGCGTAGATGAAGCAGTGAACAGAGTATACGACTTTGTAGAAAAGAAAGTCATTGAAAAGGTAGAAGAAGCTAAGCAAGAATTAGAAGATTAATTGTGGTAGAAAAGAAATATAGGTTTGCACTTATTTCTAAATACAAAAGCTTAGTCAAGCAAAAAAACTTAAAAGAAGAAAATATAAATATCCATACACAGCAGTGGGCTGCAGATGCTTTGATTGAGTCTTATGGTGTTGAAGAGTGCTATGAGTTAATTGAATACTATGTACAGGTATCTGCATCCCCATCTTGGAAGTGGTTTGTAAATAATGCTGATAAGGTGTATGATTCTAGAAAGGCAAAAATAGAAGATGATGCCACTAGAAAGTTACTAAGAGAACAAGCGAAAGAATGGTTGAATAGATGAGTATTGACTTAGAGGCAAAAGTAATATCTGCAGTATTAAATGATAAGCAGATACATGTTTTGTTTCAAGCAAATCCAGATTCATTATTTAGAAGCCATAAAGATGTTTGGGACTTTGTAAGAACATATTATGAAAATAATTCCATAGTTCCAACAAAGGAGTTGCTAATTGAAAAGTTTAGAGACTTTAATCCTGTTGGAGAAATTGGAAGTACCAAGCACCACCTTGAAGAATTAAGAACTCAATATCTTGAAGATAACCTTAAAAATGTTTTAATGGTTGGTGCAAAACAATTAAATGATCATCAGCCAATAGAAGCATTAAATACTATCATTGCAAAGACATCAGATTTAAAAAGAATTAGTTCAGATGTAAGAGATATTGATGCTACAGATATTGAGGATGCAACAGCACATTTTGTTCATGTAAAGGAGTTGAGTGATAAAGGTGTACAAGGCGTTAAGACAAATCTCGCAGGTTTTGATAACTATCTACCTGCTGGTATTACTCCTGGTCAGTTTGGTATACTTCTTGCTTACCCTGCCATTGGTAAGTCTTGGTTGGCTATCTTTATGGCTGTACAAGCTTGGAAGTCAGGGAAAGTACCATTAGTTATTTCTCTTGAAATGACAGAAAAAGAAGTTAGAAATCGTGTATACACAATCATGGCTGAGGGATATTTTTCTCATAGAAAATTAAGTGCAGGTATGGTTGATATTGAAGGTTTTAATAACTGGGCAAGGCAACACTTAAAAGATAAGCCACCATTTTATATTGTTTCTAATGATGGATTAGGAGAAGTATCTCCATCAGTTATTAGAGGTAAAATTGATCAGTATTCTCCAGATGTAGTATTTATTGACTATATTCAATTAATGCAAGATAATTCTGGAACAAGTAATAATGAAACAGTTAAGATTAAAAATATATCTCGTGAATTAAAAGTACTAGCTATTTCTTCACAGGTTCCAGTGGTTGCAATTGCTTCTGCTACACCAGATGATGCAACTGATATGAATAGCGTTCCATCACTAGGTCAAGTAGCATGGTCAAAGCAATTAGCATATGATGCTGACTGGGTTTTAGCATTAGGTCGTGTAACTGGAAGCAGTATTTTAGAGTGTGCATTTAGAAAGAATCGTCACGGATTTTCAGGGGAATTTATGGTAGATATTGATTTTGATTCAGGTCGCTTTATTTATAAGGATTTTGAGGGCAGCTAGTGCAATTTCATTGATATAATAATTGTATGTATGCACATAAGTCAATAAAGAGATTTAGCCTTGAGGGTGAGATTTATGATGATTCGCATATTTCTAGATTAAAAGATCAATATTTAACAATGATTACAGTATCAATGAAGGCTGAAGGGTATGTACCAAGATATGATATTGACACAGACTGGACTATCAGTTATAATGGTAAGACATTTGATTTTAAAATATCAGTCTATGGTGTTTATGTTGGAAAGAAGAAGGCAGAGTGTTTAGAGGGAATAGACAAAAACAAGCCAATCTTGATACCTTCTACACAGAAGATCAAGTCAGAAGAAGTCTACTAGCTGCTGGTATAACAATTGTTTATGAAGTAGAGTCCGACTTTATTATATTTTGTCCATATCACAATAACCATAGATCACCTGCTGCAGAAGTTGCAAAAGAATCAGGATTATTCTATTGCTTTGGATGTCAGGAATCTCATACCTTAATAGAACTAGTCATGTATGTAACAAAGCGTTCATACTTTGAGTCAACAAGACTTATAGATTCTAAAAAAGATGACAATGATTTTATTGAATTACTTGAGGCAAAGCTTGATATAAAACCAGAATTTGAAGAGTTTGATATTGAACTAATTGATAAATTAAATAGGTCTGCACTAGAGTCACAAAGAGCAGCACAGTATTATATGGGTCGTGGAATTACAAAAGATAGTGTAGTAAAGTATCAACTTGGATATTCTGAAATGCAAGATATGGTTACAATTCCAGTTCACTCCCCTGATGGTATCTGCATAGGATTTGTTGGAAGATCTGTAGAGGGTAAAAAGTTTAAAAACTCTTATGGATTAAAAAAGAGTAGTACTATGTTTAATTTATTTAGAGCAAAAAGATTTGATAAAATATTTGTGGTAGAGTCATCATTTGATGCAATTAGGCTAGAGCAAGTTGGTGCACACGCTGTCGCAACCCTTGGTGCTTCAGTATCTAAAAAACAAAGGGAATTATTAAAGCAATACTTCAATAATGTAATAGTTTTAGGAGATAATGATGAGGCTGGAAAAGAAATGTCTAATAAGCTAGTAAATATACTTGGTTCAAGTGCAGTAAAAGCATCACTTCCAGAAAGTGTAAAAGATGTATCAGATTTATCAGACAATGACTTAAAAAAATTCGTGTCTAAATTTGACGACCTAGTGTCTAATGTGCTACAATAGTTCCACTACCCATGTACAGGGTAAAATACTAAGGAGAAATAAAACAATATGAGTATTGTAAAAGGACTAAAAGACATTGAAAAGCTGCTTGATAAGCCAAAAGCAGGAAGCAATGGTCCAAAAGTAAATTGGCTAAAACTAGAAGACGGTCAAGGTGTAACTGTTCGCTTTGTAAATGAATTAGATGCAGACTCGTCATTCTATAATGAAAAAAATGGCTTAGCCATTGTTGTTTCAGAACATACAAATCCAAAAGATTATAAGCGTAAAGCTGCATGTTCAATTGAGTCAGAAGGTCGTTGCTTTGGTTGCGAAATGCATCGCAAGGATATGAAGGCTGGTTGGAGAGCAAGAATGCGTTTCTATATTAACGTTTTAGTTGAAGATGGAGTTAATGATCCATATGTAGCAGTTTGGAGTATGGGTGTTAGCAAATCAGCAACATTTGATACAATCCGTGAGTATGCTGGAGATTCAGAAGGTCTAACAAACATGACCTGGAAATTAAAGCGTAGTGGAAAGGGCACAGAAACAACATATGTTCTAATTCCAGGAAAACAAGATACAGAAAAGTTTGATTGGTCAAAGTTTGAAGTATTTGATTTAGAATCAACAATTCGTCAAGTTCCTTATTCTGAACAAGAATCGTTCTATCTAGGATTTGATAACGCAGTCTCATCAGCATCTGATAGCTGGTAATAATCGTGGTGGGGAGAACTTCCCCCTCTCCCCACCGCTTCTTAAACTTGAAAGGTAATAATGACTTACGTTCCATTGCATGTGCACACTCACTACTCTCTTATGGATGGAGTGGCAACACCAGAGGAATACGCAAAAAGAGCAAGTGAAATTGGTCTACCTGCAATTGCAGTAACAGATCATGGTGCACTATCTGGTCATAGACCAATGTATAGGGCAGCAAAAGAAAATGGTGTAAAGCCAATTCTTGGTATTGAAGGATATATAACTGCTGATAGATTTGATAATCGTGATAAGGCTGACAGACATGAGCCATTAGACATGATCTATAATCATATTGTTCTTTTAGCAAAAAATGATAAAGGTCTTGAAAATTTAAATAGACTAAATGAATTAGCATGGACAGAGGGATTTTATAAAAAGCCTCGTATTGATTTTGAAATTTTAGAAAAATATAAAGAGGGTATTATTGTTCTTTCTGCTTGTATGTCTGGATTATTAGCAAAGGCTATTGAACATAAAGAATATGCTGCAGCAAAGAAGCACATGCTATGGTTTAAAGAAGTGTTTGGAGAAGACTTTTATGTTGAAGTAATGCCACATAATCCACCAGAATTAAATAAAGAATTACTAGATATGGCTGATACATATGATGTAAAAGCTGTAGTAACACCTGATTGCCACCATTCTGATAAAAGTCAAAAGGTAATTCAGGAAATGATGCTTATTCTTACTACACATGCAAAGGTAGATAAGAGTGCAACATTTGATAAATCTTCAAAGATTGAAGACCCCATGAAACGTCTTGATTATTTATATGGTGAAGATCGTATGATGTCATTCAGAAGTTTTGATATTCATTTACTATCTTATGAAGAAATTAAATCTGCTATGCAACAGCAGGGTATAAAACGTGAAGATATTTATTCTAATACTGTTGATATTGCAAACAAAGTAGAAGAATATACAATTCATAATAATCTTGACTTACTTCCTATTCAGGTAACTGACCCAGATGCAGAATTACTTGCACTAGCTTCTGCTGGATTGAAGAAAAAGGGATTAAATAATGATCAAAGATATGTTGCCAGACTTAATGAAGAAATAGAAATTATTAAAGATAAAAAGTTTTCACCATATTTTTTAGTTGTTCATAATATGTTAAATTGGGCAAAAGAACAAGGAATTATGGTTGGTCCTGGTCGTGGGTCTGCTGCAGGATCTTTAGTTTGTTATACACTTGGCATTACAGATATTGACCCAATTAAATATAACCTACTATTCTTTCGCTTTATTAATCCAGATCGTAATGACTTTCCAGATATTGATTCTGATATTGCAGATGATAGACGTGAAGAAGTTAAGGCATATCTTGAACGTGAATATAAAAATGTTGCTTCAATTGCAACCTTCCTTGAATTTAAAGATAAGGGCGTAGTTCGTGACGTTTCAAGAGCATTTAATATTCCACTTAATGATGTAAACAAAGTACTAAAAACTGTTGATACTTGGGATGATTTTACAAGATCAGCAAATGCACAATGGTTTAGAATGAAGTATCCAGAAGTTGTTAAATATGCAGAGCAACTTCGTGGACGTATTCGTGGAACTGGTATTCATGCTGCAGGTGTAGTGACAGCAAAAGAACCTATCTTTAAATATGCACCACTTGAAACACGATTAGCAACTGGTAGTAAGGAAAGAATTCCAGTTGTTGCAGTGGATATGAATGAGGCTGCAGAAATTGGTTTGATTAAACTTGATGTTCTTGGATTAAAGACTTTAACTGTTATTGATCAGACTATTAAAACTATTAAAGAACGTACAAATATTGACATCAATTTAAATGAAATTCCATTAGATGATAAAAAAGTATTTGAAATGTTGTCAGAAGGTCGTACAAAAGGTGTATTTCAGTGTGAAGCTACACCATATACAAACTTGCTTGTAAAAATGAGAGTGAGTAATTTTGATGAATTAGTTGCATCAAATGCCCTTGTTCGTCCAGGTGCAATGAATACTATTGGAAAGTCGTATATTGCTCGTAAGCATGGTAGAGAAATGGTTGAATATATTCATCCATCAATGACTGAATATTTAAAAGATACTTATGGATGTGTTCTATATCAAGAACAAGTTATGCAATCTTGTGTAACCCTTGGTGGAATGACTATGGTAGAGGCTGATAAAGTCCGTAAAATTATTGGTAAAAAGAAGGATGCTAGGGAGTTTGATGTATTTAAAGAACAGTTTGTTAAAAATGCAGAAAAACATATTGGAATTAGGGCAAAGGATCTATGGCATGACTTTGAGGCTCATGCTGGTTATTCTTTTAATAAGTCTCACGCTGTAGCCTATTCAACTCTATCATATTGGACAGCATGGTTAAAGTATTATTATCCGCTAGAATTTATGTTTTCACTATTAAAGAATGAAAAAGATAGTGATGCAAGAACTGAATATCTTATTGAATCAAAAAAGATGGGGCTAAATTTAAAGCTACCACATGTAAATGAATCTGACTCTGATTTTAAGATTGAAGGCAAGGGTATTAGGTTTGGATTATCAGCAATTAAATGGCTTTCTGATGGCGTTGCTAGTAAAATTATTAATGGTAGACCATTTGAGTCTGCTGAACAATTTAAAAAGTATGCAGCACAAAAGGGTAGTGGAATAAATGCTCGTGCAGTTGAAGCACTAGATTTAATTGGAGCACTTACTTTTCCAGATAATCCAAGGGATAATGAAAAGGTAAGAGCAAATTTATATGAATATTTAAATCTACCAGAATTAAAAACAAGTGTTCCACAACATTATTATGCATATATTGATTTAGTAGAAGATTTTGATGAGTCTGGAGTATTTGTACTACTTGGTATTGTAAAAAATATTAAGCGTGGAAAGGGCTGGTCACGAGTAGAAATCATGGATTCTACTGGAGTTGTAGGTATATTTGATGATGAAGAAACAAAGCTTGAACCAGGTCAAACATATCTAGTGTTAGCAGGTGCAAATAGAATTGCAGAGGCTATTCCAGTTGATGAATTAAAAGATCATAGAGATAATCCATTAGTAAAATTCCTAAACTATAAGCAAATACCATTTGCCAACGATGAATACTTTGTGCTATCATTTACTCCTAGAGTAACGAAAGCAGGAAAAAAGATGGCGAATATGATTGTCGCTGATGCATCAAGAGAAATGACTGCTGCTATGGTATTTCCAACAATGTTCTCGCAGGGATATATGAAGTGTGAACCAGGTAAGGTAGTAAAGGTTGGATTTGGTAAAACAAAAGAAGGAACTATTACACTACAGGAGGTAAAGTAATGGCTATTGATATTGAAGAATTATCTGCAGTAATTCATTCTAATGCAAGAATAAAGGGATTTTGGGATGATAATAATGGAACTATTTTTTATTTAAAACAGTTAGCAATGATTCATTCTGAAGTATCCGAAGTACTTGAGGCTATTAGAAAAGAAAAGGGTGATCAGCAAGTAGTTGAAGAATTTGCTGATATATTAATTCGTGTATTTGATTTATATATGGGTATGAAGCAAGACGGTTATACAAAACTAAAGCTTGAAGATGTTTTAAAAGATAAAATTAAGATAAATAAAGAAAGACCTAAGATGCACGGAGTATTGGCATGACAAAAATTAATATGGAAGATTTTCTTTCTCAATTAGATCCAAAGCTAAGAAAGAAGGTTACGAGTGGAGATACTGTTGAAATTATAAAACAAAAAACACCAAGTATTAGTCTTAATCATGCACTAAAGGGTGGATTTGGATATGGTCGTCAAATACTAGTATGGGGAAATAAGTCAGCAGGTAAATCATCATTTTGTTTACAGATGATTGGTGAGGCACAAAAGGATGGAAAGATCTGTGCATGGATTGACTCAGAATCATCTTTTGATCCAGAATGGGCAGAAAAACTTGGTGTTGATGTAAAGAGTCTAGTCTATTCAAATGCTAGAAGTATGAATGAGATGGTTGACGTTGGTGTTCAATTAATGAAAGCTGGTGTTGACATGATTGTCGTAGATTCAATATCAGCAATGCTTCCTGCAATTTATTTTGAAAAAGATTCTGAAGAGTTAAAACAGCTTGAAAATACAAAGCAAATTGGTGCTGAGGCAAAAGATATGACTAATGCTGTAAAAATGCTTAATTTTGCAAATAATCAAGATAAGCCAGTTTTGCTAGTATTTATTTCACAACTTAGAAATAATATTGGTGCAATGTATGCAAGTCATATGCCAACAGGTGGACTTGCTACAAAGTTCTTTAGTAGTACAGTTGTGAAACTTTGGTCAAGTGATTCTGATAGTCAGGCAATAAAAGGAAAGATTGTTGCTGGAGATAAAATTATTGAGTCAAAAGTTGGTCGTGTTGTAAACTGGCATATTGACTATAATAAGACTGGACCAGCTTTCGTATCTGGGTCTTATGATTTTTATTTTGATGGAGATGGACCACTTGGTGTAGATAAGATTGCAGACCTAGTTGATACAGCAGAACTAACTGGAGTTATTCAAAAAGGTGGTGCTTGGTATACAGTTGGTGAAGAAAGATTCCAGGGTAGAGCCAAGGTAATTGAATGGTTAAAGGAAAATCCAGATAAGGTAAAAGAATTAGAGGAAAAGGTAGTTGGATAACTTTAAAGAATATAAAGGTATATTTAAATGTCATACTTGTAAACAGGAAGTTTATAGTATGCGACTATATCTAAATAATCTTACGCTGTCTTGGATGTGTAAAGATAAACATATTTCAAAAGTTAATCTATCTATAAAAGGATACTAATGAGTGAACGTTCTGAATTAAAAAGAGCTGGGCTAAAGGCACATAAAAATTCTGGTCGTGGCATGGTTAAAGCTGATGGATCAGATGATGAATTTGTTGTTGATGTAAAAGAATATAGCAAGTCTTTTTCTATCACACAAGATAACTGGGCAAAAATAGTAACAGATACTATGAAAGTTAATAGGTCAAAAAACCCTGCATTAATGCTAGTTATCGGAGAGGGAAATAAAAAAATCCGTCTTGCTGTGATAGAATGGAATGTATTTGAAGAATTGAGGAATAATGGAAACAACAGTTGAACTGTTGAATAAGGTTAATGGCTTTAATGAGATAGCTGAATATATGCAGGATGAAGAGTTAACAAATACTCTTGCCTTAGTAGCAAAATTAATTTCAAAACCAGATGTACCTGCTGCAGTTGGAGTAGAGTTAATAGTAAAGCTACAGGCATATTCTGCTAAATTTGCTATGTTGGCATCATGGTATACAAATGTTAAAAAGGATGAAAGAGCAAAAAAGAATATTTATTATTCTGCAAAAGAGTCTACTGATCGCCTAGTTGATGCTCTTAAATATGTAGTAAGGGTAAGTAATGGCTAAAAAAATTATTAATCAACTTGTTGAAAAGCCTAAGAAAAATGATGAGAATCTAGTAGATACACAGGCTATTATTGACAAAATTAAAGAAGGATATGTCGCACAAAGAAAAGATGGATTTAAGAAACGTGATAGTTTTACACCATCTACTTTAACTTATGGTGCAGGTAAGTGTCCAAGATTCTGGTATCTTTGGTTTGAAGGTAATGAGGCTGAAGCAAAGGTAGACTGGTATGCTGTAGCAAATATGGATAGTGGCACAGACCGTCATGGTCGTATTGAAAAAGCTATGGAGTCTGCTGGAATTCTAGTTACAAATGAAGAAAGAATATATTACGATGATCCACCTATCTCTGGTAGAACAGATGCTGTAATTGAGTGGAATGGTAATAATATTCTTACTGAAATTAAAACTTTAAATGAAGATTCTTTTCATTATTTAAATGTTAAAAATGAGCCTAGAAAATATCATATTGAACAACTTCTTATTTACATGAAGATATTAAAG